TGTAGTCTCGTTCTAATCTGCGTGCCGCTTTTTCTCCAAACGATGCTGTCTTACCTGTTATTAATTGAGATATAAAGCTTTTTTCTCTATCAGGCAATGGCTTATCAGCGTACCAATTTTTCAGGTTTTCACGTCTAATCTCCGCCATAGCTAATCTTGTTTCTTTTTTCATAAGCCCTCCTTAAGTCAATTTTATTTAGTCATTACTAAATAAGCAAAAACTAAAAAACTTGACTATTTACTAAATATTAACTAAACTGTGTTTAGTTTTTACTAAATGCGAGATTTTTATGAGTTTAAAAACATATTTTTCAGATAAACCTCGTGGATTTCAGGCTGAATTTGCGAGAAAAATTGGTATTTCGCCATCTTTTTTATCGCAAATCATTTCAGGTAAATCAAAAGCGCCTCCATCTGTGGCGGTTGCTATTGAAAAAAACACAAAAAAACAAGTTAAAAAATCTGAAATTCTGCCTGATGTTTACGGAATCTAATTTAACAAACTACTAGCAAAAGAAAACCATAAAAAAGTGGGAAAAATTATGACAATGAAACAAACCATTATCGAGATGATCGAGAGAGTGCCAGGCGGCAAAAGTGCGGTAGCTGGCTTTCTAGGCTTTACCGAAAGCGAGTTGAATAACCGTCTTTACCAAACAAAAGGCCAACGGTTTAAAAACGAAGAATTGATTGCCGTCCAGCTCGAGTATGGCTGCACTGATTTTATCGAGGAGCTTTGCCGAAATGCTGGTGGACGTTTTGTAAAAGATACCGATGCAGACAATCTAGATGCAGTAGAAATGGCAAATATCCAACTGCATGAATTATCAGCTCGAGGCATGCTTTTTGGTGTATTGGAAGATGCGTTAAAAGATGGCGAAATCACCCAAGGAGAAGAAGAGATTATTCGAAAATTATTAAACAAACATTTAGCTGCAACACAATACTCAATCGAATGTGTTATTGCGCTAAATAAACGTAAATAAAAAACCACGGCGGCAACCGTGGCAATTTAGGAAAAAATTAACATGAAAAATATTAATCAAAACGAGACGACAAGTCAAACACAATCAGCACAGATTTTAAAAGCACTCAAAAACGGAGAGAGATTAACGCACTTAGACGCAGAAAAGCGTTTTAACTGCTTACGTCTTGGCGCACGTATCTATGACCTTAAAAAGCGTGGTCACAACATCATCAGTAAAATGATTACCGTACCAAGCGGAAAGCGTGTTGCCCAGTATTGGTTGGAGGCTTGATATGAAAAGATTATTCTCACCCGAATTTGTAGCTAGCTTAGACGATAGAGAAAAAATCCTAGCATACGAGGCAGTTAAAAGAGAGCTAAGAGAGCGAAACGCAAGCCAGGAAGAATATGACCGAGTAACCAATCAAGCAATTGAGGAGTTAAAAATATGAGCAAGTTATTAATCAATGAGCAACCGCTCCAAGTGATTCCGTCCTTGGCTAAGGCTATTGGACTTAACGAGGCCATTTTCTTACAGCAATTGCATTACTTTTTGCGTATCAGCAAAAACCACGCGGAAGGCCGCTCTTGGGTATATAACACGATAAAAGATTGGCAAGTTGAGTTTTCCTTCTGGTCGCTAAAAACCGTCCAAAGAACAATCGAAAATCTTGAATTATCAGGGCTTGTTTTATCCACCGACAAATTTAACAAAATGAAAATGGATAAAACAAAATGGTACTCAATTGACTACGAAAAATTATCTGAAATTGCAGGTGAAAATGCCAATTCCCCATTTAGTAAAAATGACCAAATGGAACATACAAAAACGGAAAATGCATTTAGTCAAAATGACCAAATGTCATTTAGTCAAAATGACCAAAGCAATAACCAAAGAGATCCAAAAGATATTAATAATAACCCCTTACCCCTTAACGGGGAATCTGCTAACGCAGAACATTCGGAAGTCGGGGGTGCGGACAAGCCGCACACTGACAAAAAACAAAATTCAATCAAGGTTAATTATTCAGTAGTAGCAGAAACATACAACGACTTGGTGAAAGAATTAAATTCAAATCTACCACTAATCGCAAATTCATCACAGTTAAGTGATAAACGCAAGAAAGCGATTAAGAAACTAGCTCAAGTGTTTATTAAACGATTTGAAATTGACAACGATGTAGAGTCCGCGCTTGGTGAGTATTTCAAAGACTTCTTAAAGTCCGCCCCGAATTTCTACTTTGGCGAAAACAATCGAGGCTGGAAAGCAGATTTTGAATATATCTTGAGGGAGACAACACTGGACAAAGTTTTAGAGGGGAATTGGTAATGGTAACGCAAGATAATAACTACAACCTAGAATACGGACTAATCAGCTCAATGTTAGCGACTGGATTAACTGCTCAAGCTCGTGAAGTGATTAGTTGGCTAGAACCTGAAATGTTCGCAACCTACAATCTAGGTGCTTTATACGCAAACATTCGCAAACAAGCACGTAAACACGATTTAATCGACTTTTTGTTACTTTCTCAAGACTATGGCGAAAACCTAGCAACGTTAGCAGAGATGGCAAATAAAGCGACTTACGGTGGAAACCTTTTAGGTTATGCGAAAAAAATTCACTCTTCTTGGGTAAACCGTTCAGCCCAACAAACCATGCTTAAACTTGCTGGCGAAATGTCACAAGCACGCAACGAAAGCCAAGTGAATGAATTGACTCAAAAAGCGTTAAATCAAATTCAAAAGCTCCTTGTCAGCAAGACAGAAATCAAACCTGTGGCAATGGGTGAATTGATGGATTCTTACATTGATGTATTGGAAAAACGTTCAAAAAGCGATTTTAAAGAGCGTTTACTTTACACAGGCATTGAGGCAGTAGATAACATTCTGGGCGGCATTAATTCTACCGACATTGTAGTGGTTGCTGGTCGTCCTGGTACAGGTAAAACAGAATTCAGTCTAACACTCACACGAAACATCGCTAAGAACAACGGTTCAGTATTATTTTTTAGCCTTGAAATGGGCAACCTCCAATTAATCGACCGCTTACTAAGTGCGACCGGTGGTGTAGGCGTTAAAAAGCTCCGAAATCCGCAAGAATTAGACGATTTAGATTACAACCGATTAACCAACGCAATCACCGATATTCGTGAGCAGAAAGTCTATTTTGTTGACCGTGGCGGTTTATCAGCCGATGAAATCTGTGCGATTACAGAAAGACACTTGAGTGAAGTAGGCAGTCTATCCGCAATCGTGATTGATTATTTAGGCTTAATGGATCACAAACAAGCAAATAACATCAACCTAACCCAAGCTATCGCCAATTCAATGAGCAAGCTCAAAACGTTTTCCAAGAATTTCAACATTCCGATTATTTTACTTTGTCAGTTAAACCGTGAAGTAGATAGTCGAGCAGTTAAACGCCCAGCAAACTCCGATTTAAGAGATTCAGGCTCAATCGAACAAGATGCAAGTCAAATTATTATGCTTTACCGTGAGGGTGCTTATAAAGCCAATACAGATAATCCGTATTCAGAAGCCATCATCACTAAAAACCGTTTTGGCGAATTAGGCACTGCGTATATGAGATTTGATAAAGGTCACTTTGTTGATTGCGACCAAGCGAAAGCCTATCAAGATTTAAACGAAAAACCGCAACAAGCACCGAAAAGCTATGCGAAAAGTTATGGTAAAGGGGCGATTCAGTAATGGACAAGAAACAATTCTTTCTACGCTCAAGCCAAGTGCGGTTGAATTGCATTGATTTTATCAAAGAGCTGCCAACGGACGATAAAAAACCGTTGGTGGTAAAAATCCAACCGATGACACGCTCACTTGAACAAAATTCAAAGCTTCACGCACTATTAAGCGATATTAGCAAACAGTGCGAATTTAACGGACAAAAGCGAGACATCGACACTTGGAAAATGATTATGGTATCAGCCCATAAAATCGCAACAGGTGGCAAAGCTGAGATGGTAATTGGTTTAGAGGGCGAAGTAATCAATCTACGAGAAAGCACTACTCAAATGAGCGTAAAGCGATTAGCAAGCCTTATTGAATATGTTCAATCGTGGGCAGTAGAGAACGATGTAATTCTTAGTGATGGCTGGAGGCACTAGATGAGAGAAGAAATAGCTCTAGCGGTAGTTCTCTTTGTGGTGGTGTTTGTGATTATTTGTTTTGTTGAGGGTGCTGATGATGAATGAGAAAGAGTTAAAGATTTTGATTATAGCTTACGCCTGTGTAGTTATCGGGACAATCTTAATCACTGGTAAATGGTGGTAGATATGAGCAAACCTAAGGAACACAAATGCAAAGTATGCGGTTGTTACTTTGTAAAAACAATAAGCTCAACACAGAAAGTCTGCTCACCAAGATGTGCGATTATCCTTTCAAAAGAGCAAGCAAAAAAGAAACGAGAGAAAGCAGAAAAAGCTCAATTAAAAGAGCGGAAAAAAAAACTACTAGAAAACGATAGAGGTCATTGGCTGAAAGCACTCCAAAAAGAAGTGAATAAGTTTATCCGATTAAGAGACAAGGGTCAGCCTTGTATTGCTTGCGGTGCAGTATGGAAACCTAGTTTTCAAGCCTCACACTTTATTCCACAAGGCAGAAGTTCATTCCTAAGATTTGACGAGAGAAACATTCATTCTGGCTGTATTAGATGCAATCTCTTTGTAGGCGGCGGAAATATACACGGATATAGACCAAGACTAGTTGAGAAGATTGGCGAACAAGAAGTTCAGTGGTTAGAAGAAAATCAACATCGAATTAAGAAATGGGAAATATCCGAGCTTAAAGAATTAATCAATGTTTACAGAGCGAAAATTAAGGAACTAGAGAATGAATAAATTCAGCGAACTACCAGAACTAGATTATGACCAAGTGCAATTCGTTGATAACAGAATGTATTCTTGGGGTGGCTGGATTAACAGCGGAAGATTGGATAAACCAGAGCTAAACATTCTCTATAAGCTTATGAAAAGCGTAGAGCCTAGAGATGAGCCAAGCAGTGCAATTTGCGATGATGAGTTAGGAATGAT